CTTTATAACATTCATGCAATGCGGTGTAATGCTGATCTATCTTTGTTAATGGTTCAGGAGATTGGCGAACGACACGACGATTGATCTTTTTGCGTTTGATAGGTTTTCGAGTGTTCGCCATGTGATAAGGCTAACTCTACTTCGATAGAATTCGTATGATTTCCTCTTGGCGTGTTTCAATTCTTGCTAAACGATCAGCAAGTGAAGCACCACCATTAGGAGTTAAAGTCCAAAGCCATCCTTTAATAAGATAACGCAGACCCGTAAAGAAACCTACCAATACGGCGGTTATGCCAGCGGCGAAGCCAGCCCATTCTGCCGGTGTCATTTTTCGGAGTTGCCAATTCCAAATGCTCCCTCTTTTGGATCTAACCATTTGATAATAGGTGCAACAAAAGCACCAAGTAAAACAGCATATTCAGGTCTGACATCTCCAGCAATAGCGAGTGCAACAGTGATTCCGGAAGCAGCCACAGCTCTTAAATATGACTTAATTGCAGCCTTGTGTTTGTTAGATAGTTTCATGCGTTGCCTCCTAGTAGTGGGATGTTAAAGAACTCTCCTGTTTGTTTTGGATGGAATGAAATATGAATATGTTTGGTGTGCGGATTGATGCCCTTGTATCTACGCCAACGCCAGTTCAATAGTTTGCTGGCAATATGATGATTGTGAATTACATATTTGATCCGCTTATCTGTTTTGCCAGCAATGCGAATTTGATCAGCAAGGTAAGCTGATATGCCCTCAGCCTTGCCTAGATCAGCTGTAATGTCGATTGCACAAACCTCACCCGAAGGCAAGGCGTTGTGATCCGATTTTACTTTTTGATGCCTAGCGTCTGAAATCCAACCATCCGATTTTCTAGATCTATCGGCAAAACTGTCATCGATCTGCTCACGCAGTTGAACAGCAGCTTTAGATAACCAAGGCTTCATTAGGACAAGAGAAGTTTGGCTTCATCCTCAGTAATGCCTAAACGATCAAGCAATGCTGATTTGGTTGCTGCTCTTGTTGCTGCTTCGGTTAATTCATCAGCTTTAATTTGCTTAATAGCGGCATCAATTTCTTTTTTAGTTGGTGCTTCGCCTTCTAAGATATCCCATTTGATTGTGCTGTAATCATCATCAGTAAATGAAAATTCAGCAGTTGGGTTTAATTTTTGAATTGCTTTAACTAAATAACTCATTATGCACCTATTTCTAAAAGTGTGATAACTGATTTAGAACTATCATCTTGAGCAAAATAAGTTCCGCCCTGAGCAGCGGTATATACGGCTGCCTGAATCTTGTATGTTGTTGATGAAGTAGTCGATGGGCTGTCCAAATAACTGAAAGAAGTAATAGTTCCAACAGAAACATAAGATTGACCTGTAACGCCTATGTATTGAGTTCTATTTTTGTTAGGTGATTGTTCAAAAACAACAGTAGCATCTCTTAACAACTGTACTCCTGCATGGGATTCAGCCGAATTTCTTTCTATTCTAGCTGCTTGGTTTATTAATACTAAAATTTTTGAACTTGTAGATGATGGAGTGATGCTTGCAGTTAAACCAGTGTCTGTATAAGTTGTAGTTGCAATAGTAGTTGCTGTTGAATAACTTGCTTGAATTACCTGCAAAACTTTGCCACCGCCAGCAGGTGCAACCCATGCAGGAACACCGCCTGAAACTGTAAGGACATTTCCTGTGCTGCCAATTGCAAGTCTTGTATTAACATTCGCTGTTGATGAACGATATTCAATATCGCCAAGAGTTGTTGAAGGGTTTAGGTTTTTAGTTGTGGTATCGACAGATGAACCCAGCGTGCGAATGGCTGCTGCGCCATCCTTAACCAACGCTGTATCATCCGGCGTTGTCCAGCCATAGTTTGTAGTAGTTGCCATTTTTCTCCTATTATCAGGCTACGATTGTAGCGTATTCCCATGTTAAAGTTGGATCAATTGTGTTCCATGCCTCGGTAACTGGCACAGTATTCCAGCGCATCGCCACTTGGCTAAACGCCACCGGTGAAAGATTGATGGTTAAGAATAATTCATTGAACCTTGTGCTCCATCGCCAGCCCTCAACATAACCTTCAAAGACCCCATTTGAGATCTGAGTTGGTAAGTTTTGGATGTTTAATGGCTGACCCATAAAGACACCCAAAAGGTTATCCCGATCGCTGTTATCAATTTGAGGATTGGTTATGGGAAAAGTTATTGATTGGAAGGCTGCTAACGGAAAGGCACGCTGAGCAATGTATCTATCGGCAACCTCTTGAGCATCTACACCTGAATGAATAGCCGAATTAATATTTTCAGCTTTGTAGCCATATAACGCAATAGATTCTGCACTTGTGGCAGTTGCTTGTGAATTAAAATTATTTCCATAATTGATATAAATGTCGTTTCGAATATCAGCTGATCTTGTGATGGTCGATAATCCTTGACCTAAAGCATGCTTAGCGTCTAAATCAACATAACCATTGGCTATCAAATAAGTTTGTCTGTGGTCTGCATCAGCATAACCAATATCTCCGTTAGGTGCTTCATACATATAACCAAATGCGCTATCGGCAATAAAACTTGCAATGTTATAGACAGTATCAGGATCAGCCGATCTGGCTGACATTGTGTAAAGCCCTGGTTGATCGATTTCGCCTAAACCTTGATTACCTGCCGTTGCCCAAGTTTCTGTTGCGTTATAGGTTGCCCATGTTGTAGCTGCTGGAACATCATTCCATGATGCCAACAATACGCTGGAGAGCAATTCATAAATCTGGTCGCCATCCTCATCTTGTGAAATATTGTCGTTGTAGATTTCTTTGGCAAGTTTAACTAATGAACCCATTGCAAGAATGGTGTAATTAACAACAGTTGCTAAAGATCCTGTTGCCCCAACCTCAACAGTTACATCAGTAACATCTCCACCAAATAAATTTACATAAGTTCCGGAACTGTCTTTAACTTGCAAACTCAAAGAATCATTAATTTGAAAAGGCAAGGTTTGACCAGATAAGGCAACTAAAGCAACCTGTAAATAAGATGGATTAGGTTGAGTATAAATATCATCTCGACCGGCTTGATGTGCAATGTCGCTAATAGCAATGTCGGTGTAATCAACACCAGCAACAGTTAATTTCCAGTCAGGTGTCCAGACTGTCATTATCGAGCCCTAGTAATCCCGCTGTTGTATAGCTGTGGAACTGATCTTGATGCGCTCTGATTTAACACTTTGGCAACGGCTCTTGCAGCACCCTCAGAATCTACGGCTTGAACTGTAATGTTAGTGACTGCTGTTGTTCGATTCTCTCTAGTGTTTGCCGGAACTGCTGGCAACGGTGCTGCACCAAGCATTCCCAATTGACTTGCGCTTGGAGAAACATTTGGAATATATCCAACATCTCCTCCGGGTTTAATGATATTAACAACTCTGATTGCTTGATTTGCTAACTCTGTTAATCCACCAATTACTTCTCTAATAAAATTTAGAAATCCTGCAAGTATGCCAGCAAGGGCACTAATTGCTTTACCAAATGTTTCAGCACCTTTTTGACTTTGTGCTAGTCCTGCACTCAAGCCTTCATCACCAGTTAATCCTGCAATAAAGGCATTTAATGTTGGAATGCCGGTGTTATTTAAAAAACCAATAAATTGCTCAACTGCTGGGAGTAATGCAACGCCTAACGATTCCTTGGCTTCATCAAATCCAACTTTTAATCGATCGATCTTACCTTGGAATGTTTCAGCGTTTGCAGCTGCTGCGCCACCATAAAGATCCGATAATCTTTCCTGCACTTGAGTAAATGACAAAGTGGATAGTTCTGCCTTAGATAAACCAAGACCCAATCTGCCAAGAGCTGTGGTATTGCCATCCTGTGCTCGACCTAATGCGTTTGCAACAGTTTCTAATTCAATGCCACGACCTTTGGAAATGTCTAAAGCAAGGTTTAATAACTTTTGCGCTTCCTCAGTTGATTTTGTAGATACTGCCAACCTCTGCATCGCTGGACGAAGTTGGTCATCAGCCACCCCAGTCGCTAAAGATGTCTTGAGAATCATTGCCTCAGTTGCCGCTATTTGGGCATCAGTAGCCCCTGTGGCTTCTCTTAAAGCATTAGCCAACCTTAACTGTGCTTGCTCATCCTCTATCGCAGCCTTGACCCCATCAATGGCTAATTTAGTGCCATAGGCAACGGCAGCAGCAGCAGCGACTGCAAATGCAGCAGCAGCCTTCTTACCAAACTCTGAAATCTTGCTTGAGTTACTTTCAACCGCTTTGTCGGCTTCGCCTAGCTTCTTTTTTAAGTCATCAACATCGGCAAGGATTGATAACTTTAATGTGCGATTACCGGTAGCCATTAGACCCATTCCTTAATGATGCGATTGAAAGCCTGTTCCCATTTGTTAATCAATTCAGGCTGAATTTTGCGAAGGGTTGGATAGATAAACCAACCTCTTGAACCTCTGCCTTGCCGTCCTGAATATGTAGGGAACTGCTTGAACTTATTAGATCCAAACTCAACTCCACCCCATAGGGTTTGCGTAGTAGCACCACCTGAAAACTTCTGTCTTGCGAAACCATAACGGAACTCACCGATTTTGCTGGACTTAGAGATGCTAACGCCATCTGCGACTCTTTGCGCAACCTTGCCACTCTTTGTTCTAGTCCTAGCTGCCTGTTTAATTTCCTCTGATGCAAAATACGCCAAAGCAGCAGATTGAGTTCTTGCTTCCTCTGTTGCTTGGTCATCCATAAGT